TTCCTGGCCGTCGAGCAGACGAAGGAACACGCCCACTACTGCACGGCGGAATGGAGGGCCAAGCGGATCCGGATCGGGACCAGGGACGCCTTCGTGTGCCGGGACTGCGGACGTGTGGCCTACGGGAAGAACGGCCACGCCGATCACATCGTCCCGCTCGAGGACGGCGGCAGCGACGACGAAGCGAACCTGGCCTGGCGGTGTTCGGCCTGCCACGGCCGGAAGACCAGGGCCGAGCAGCGGCGTCGGGGGGCGCTGTAATGGGGGGTGGGGTCGCCTACAAAATCAACATTCCACGGAAGACCCCACGCGACCTCTGCGCGAGTTTCCGGAGGTTTTGCCAGGGGGGGTTCGCTTGACTCGCCAAGCGGATGGCCTACGTTCGCCCCCATGAAAATCCGAGACCGCGTCCGTGAGCTTCGCCGCGTCAGGGCCGGCGACCTCGTCCCGAACCCGAAGAACTGGCGGACCCACCCGGCCGGCCAGGCCGACGCCCTGCGCGGCATCCTGGCGGAAGTCGGCTACGCCGACGCCCTCCTAGCCCGCGAGCTGCCGGACGGCCGGCTGATGCTCGTCGACGGCCACCTTCGGGCCGAGACCACGCCGGACCTCGAGGTCCCGGTCCTGGTCCTCGACATCGACGAAGCCGAGGCCGACAAGCTGCTCCTGTCGCTCGACCCGCTCGCGGCCCTGGCAGAGACGAACGCGGTCGCCCTCGATGCCCTCCTCCGCGAGGTAGACACCGGGAGCGAAGGCCTGCAGGAGATGTACGCGGGCCTGGCCAAGGACGCGAAGCTGTACGTCGATGGCGGAGATAACGACGGGGAAAAAGCGCCCGACGATTTCAAGTACCAGCAGGCCTTCGCCGTGACCGTTGTTTGCCGGGACGAGGCCCACCAGCAAGAGGTCTACAACAAGCTTGTGGAGCTGGGGTACGACTGCAAGGTGGTGGTCGTATGAAGATCTCCGTCCGCAACCGATGCTCCGACTTCAACTCGTACCGCGCCGCGCGGGTGAAGTCGCTTTTCAACGCGGAGAGCGGGTGCAACTTTTCGCACGACGCCGAGCTGCCGATTGACGACGGCGAATGGAGCATCGGGCTGATCGTAGGGCCTTCCGGATCCGGAAAGACGTCGATCGGCCGGCAGATATTTGGCGGCGAGTCCGCCATTTACGACCCGTGCGATTGGCCGGACGACCGACCGATAATCGACGCTATCGCCCCCGCCGGCGACTTCGACTTCGTCACCGCGGCCCTGGCGTCTGTCGGGCTGGGGAGCGTTCCGACTTGGCTTCGGCCGTTCCCGGTGCTGTCGAACGGCGAAAAGTTCCGGGCGAACTTGGCGAGGCTTGTGTGCGAATCGCCGCGGGAGGTGGTGGTCGACGAGTTCACGTCAGTCGTAGACCGGCAGATCGCCAAGTTCGGAGCGCTCGCGTTTCAGAAGTCCTGGAGGCGCGGCGGTGGCAAGTGCGTGTTGCTGTCCTGCCACTACGACGTGATCGAATGGCTTGAGCCGGACTGGGTGTACGACACGGCCAAAGGCGAATACGCCGGGAGGCGCCTTTGGCGACGACCAAAGTTCGACCTTGAGATCTGGCAGACGGACAAACGCTACTGGCACCTGTTTGAGCCGCATTACTATTTGAAACTGCCGCCAATGATCGCCGCCACCTACTACGTCGGATTCGTTGAAGGCGAGCCGGTTTGCCACCTTGGCGTGTCCCCGGCCCTGCAATCAAACGGTATGCGAGCCAGCCGGATGGTCGTAATGCCCGAATGGCAAGGGGCTGGCGTTGGCATAAGGTTTCTCAATGAGGTGTGCCAGATGCAGATCGACGGGAGATCTAAGTATGGGCACCGGCCGCGGTGTGTGTTCTTCCACACATCACACCCCGGACTTTGCATGGCCCTGCGGCGGGACAAGAAATGGCGACAGGTAAGCGGCGTTACCAGCGGTGTCAACAAGTCAAAAAGCCGGAGGTCGATGATTGCGTCGAAGCAATCCGGGGCCGGCTACGGCGGCCACCTTCGTGCCATCCAAGGATTCAAGTATGTCGGATCCAACTAGCCTGCGGATTTTCATCTGCGGCCAGAAGGAGTTCGGCGCTCGCGTCGTGCGGATGGCCGTCGGCATGGGGCACGACGTGGTCGGGTGCTGCTGCCCGCTACGAAATACGGCCGGCGACGGGCCGGACCGCACGCGTGAAGCCGCGGCCACCTTCGCGATTCCGTGCGTCCCGAGCGGTTCCCTGACGCACGATTCGTTGCCGGCCGGCGTGGACGCGATCGTCGCCGCGCACTCTCACGATTTCATCGGCCAGCGTACAAGATACCGCGCGCGGTACGGGGCCTTTGGATACCACCCATCGCTTCTGCCGCGGCACCGCGGCCGCGATGCTGTCGCCTGGACCCTGAGGATGCGAGACCCAATCGCTGGGGGGACGGTTTACTGGCTAAACGAGGTTATGGACGGCGGCCCAATCGCCGCCCAGGAGTGGTGCTGGACCTACACGGGCGACACTCCGTCGTCGCTGTGGCGCGACCGTCTGTTTCCGATCGGCCTCTCCCTCATGGAGCGAGTCCTCCGAGACATCCCGTGGCACTTCGCGCACAAGGTTCCGCAGGACGGCCGAGCGGCCACGTTCGAGCCATCTATGAGTCCGCCGCGAGCGTACAGGCCAGACCTACTTGGGCTTCCAGCTCCGAAACCGGGGGGAGGTATTTATGGGCAAGCGAGGACCGCGTAAGCAGCCGACCACGCTCCGGCTGCTCCGGGGAGACCGCAGCAAGGAAGGAACGCCTGCCGGCGAGCCGCAGCCGCTGGCCGGTGACATCGGCCCGCCGGCACACGTCAAAGGCGCGGCGCTCGACAAGTGGAACGAGGTCGCCCCGAAGCTCGCGGCCATCGGTCTACTGACCCCGAACGACCTCGAGACGCTGGCCCGCTACTGCCTCTACTTCGAGCAGTTCGTGAAGTACGCGGAGCAGATCCGGAAGGGCCTGGACGTCCTCGTGATCCGCGACAAGGACGGAAAGGTGAAATACGTCCAGAGCACGCCGGCCGCAACGATGTTCGTGAAGCTGGGGCAGTCGATGCTCCGGATCGAGCAGGAGTTCGGGCTGACGCCGTCCGCCCGGGCCAGCATGAACCTTCCCGGCGGGGAGGTCGAGGACGAGCTGCGGCGGTTCATCAACGGCGCGGGGTAAGCCGATGGGCCGTCGCCCGGATGACCGCCCCGAGGCCTGCCCGGGCTACGTCTTCGACGCCGCGGCCGCCCGCCGGCCGGTCGAGTTCATCGAGCGATTCTGCCGGATGCCCTCGACCACCGGCGGCGCTCCCGAGCCGCTCCGCCTGATCGACTGGCAGCGGGAGCGGGTCGTCGAGCCGCTGTTCGGGTGGAAGCGGCCGGACGGCCGGCTCCGCTACCGCCGGGCCGGGATCTTCTGCCCGAAGAAGCAGGGGAAGAGTTTCCTGATGGCGGCCCTGGCCCAGTACCTCCTGACCGCTCACCACCCGATCTCCGACGTCTACCTGGCGGCGGTCGACCGCCTCCAGGCCCGCGAGATCTACCGGGTCGTGTCGAAGTTCGTCCGGGCCTCCCCGCAGCTGGCGAAGCTGCTCGAGGTCGTCGACTCGAAAAGCCTGATCAAAAACCGCGAGAACGGGAACGTCCTCCGGTGCCTGTCGGCCGACGCCTACCGGAACGAAGGCCTGAACGGGTCCGTGATCGTGGACGAGATCCACGCCCACAAGTCGGACGCGCTGATCGCGGCCCTGACCTACGCGACCCGGGCCACGCCGAACGGCCTGGTCCTCGCGATCTCGACGGCCGGCGAGAACAAGAACGGGGTCGGATACCAGTGGTGGAAGGACGCCCAGTTCGTGAGCCACGAACACGGCGGCGACCCGGCCGCGAACCCGTCCTTCTACGGCCTGATTTACGCGGCCGCCCCCGACGACGACTTCTCCGATCCGGCCGTCTGGCGGAAAGCGAATCCGTCGATGGGGATCACGTTCTCCGAGGAGGAGTTCGCGGCCGACCACCAGGACGCGACTACCGATTCCCGGAAGTTCTCGCGATGGCTCCGCTACTCGCTCAACGTCTGGGCCGACGGCCGGGACGAGCAGTGGTTCAAGGGTGACGCTTTCGCGAGCTGCCGCCGGCCCCCGCCGGAGGCGCTCGCCGGCCGGCCCTGCGTCGTCGGCGTGGACCTGGCGTCGAACCTCGACATGACCGCGGCCTGTTTCCTGTTCAAGGCGGCCGACGGATCCTGGGACGCCGTGATCCGCTACTGGGTGCCGGAGGAGACCGTGGCCGAGCGGGAGCGAAAGGACCGCGTCCCCTACTCGACCTGGATCCGCGAGGGCTGGCTGAACGTGACGCCGGGGGCGCGGCTCGATCACGAGACGGTCGCCCGCGACATCCTGGCCTTCGGGCAGGACCACCGGATCGTGAAGGTCGGGAGCGACCCCTGGCAAGTCGGGCCGCTCGCGACGTTCCTGCAACGCGAGGGCCTCGAGGTGAAGGGGGTGGCCCAGACGACCGCCCGGCTCAACTCGCCGTGCAAGATGCTCGAGGGCCTGGTCGTCGAGGGGAAGTTCCGCTACGAGTCGCCGATCCTCCTCTGGAACGCGA